CAACTAATACATCTTTAGGCATATAAAAATGTTCTTGTATTAATCCTTGTAAGTTTTGTGATAATTGTGGATTAGCTTCTATATAGCTAGTTATAGTTTTAGCTTGTTGTATTCTATCTTCTTGTGCTTGATTTTCATAATCTTGCATATATGGCGGTTGCCACCACCATCTTACTTCAGCCATAACTCTCCTATAAGTTTCTTAAAAGTGCTGCTATTTCTTTACTTGGTAAAACCCTGTACATAGCTTGTAAAATCATATCAGCATCAGTTGTTAGAAAAGGTGCATCAGTTGCACTAAGTCTAGTATTAGATGGTTCAAATGGTCTTTCAGTGCTTCTGTAAGCGTCTTGTACTAAATTACCTAAAGCAGGTGACACTTGTTGTGTTTCTTCAACAGCTTCTAATTGAGGCTCTTCTACTTTAGCCATAGGTGCTCCGCTTTGTTGAATATCTAATTCAGTAGATGCACCGTATCGTTCTGCTTGAAATTCTTGTTTTGCTTGT